AAATTATTTAATAAAAAAAAAAAATCACAATTTGTGGATAAATATAATATGACAACAGAATCTGTAGTTTTAGTAATTGATGAAACAAATGATATAACTAAAAAGATTGTATATAGTTTAGATCTTGAAATAGAAAATATTACTATTTCTCTTGAAGAATTAACTAAGTGTATCATTAATTCTGATAACGAAACAACTGAATTAAATACTATTATGATAAGTAGTATTCTTGATAATGTACATGAGTATAAAATAGTCGGTAAAAAAAAAATTGGATCACATTTGTTCAAAGGACTAAATGATATCAAAGATGAATATTTATATTTTATTATACACAAAAATAACTTAATTGTTGGATCTGATGTTATGCCAACAATATTATGGTATTTTTATGATCTAAACGATAATGGTATAATAGACGAATGTAAGAAACTGATTGATATATATAATCCGCGAGAATACCCAGAAGAATTTAGTAATAATACAAGAGGATTTGTAATAGCGTATGGTGATAATATTGATCTAACTGATATAGAGAAATATTTTATATTCAATACAAATTTTGAACATCTAATGTGGGGATCATCTTATGCTGATTGCCCATTTAGACAACAAGTTATTGATAATGAAATTAATGCATTAGATATAGCGAAACTTACATCCTATTCATTGAAACAGATAGATACATCGACCAATATGATTAGTTGTAGAACAAAAATAAGTAAATCGATCATTAGATTCGAAGAATATATGGGTGCAATAATTGTCGATATTCAGTATGATTCAATATATAACAAAAGTATAAATAATATGAATACTAATTTTCCAGCAGATTTACCATTTGATGTTATTTCTCCTCTATTAATATTTCCTTACGAGAACAATATAAGTATTCTTGGTATGGATCCTCTTTCTGTTGATGTTATCCAATTGTCATTCATGTTATCAATATCTGAGAAGACAAATAATGAAATATATGATGAATTACAAAAAAAATTTAATAATAAACAAATCAAAGATCGTGAATTATATAACTTTATAGGGTATTTATTGACAAATAATAAATCAAAATCTTTAAATAACATAGAACCAAATCAGTAAAAGAAATGCAACACTAGTGAAACACATAGCGTAAACTGTCTTTGTGGATATTTTATGTGTGAGTACGAAATCTTCAACATTGTCAAAATCACCTACTTTAATGCCATCCGGTACATGGTAATTATCGTTTATGTATGGTTCAGTAGTAGCACGGTGAAGTCCATCTTGAGACATATTAAAATGACGTAATCGAGTGAATATTCTAGGTAACAAATCTTATTAGGATTTTATAATATTTTCATAATTTCAATTTTTTTATTTTTTCATTAAATTTAGTTTTCAGTTAAAAAAAATGAAAACTAATGAGTTAATCTAATTATCATTATAAAATATATCAAAATATAAGTATCATGTCATATACATACAAAATTAAACCAAAACAGCCAAAGAAAGCTATTTTATCTAATCCCATAGTTACTGATCTTGTTAAAACAAACAAATTAGCTTCAGTCATTAACGATATTGAGGGTTCAAATAAAAGAGTTATAAATACACTTGTTAAGAACGAATCTAAAGATTCAATTGAAAGGGTTATAAATACAGAATTTGAAAATGTAACCGAATTAAACAAATTAATCCAATCAGCTTTGACGAAAACATTTGATGAAAATATCACTGTTGTTGGAGAATTATCAAATTTTAAAATTACTGGGAAAAATCTTTTTGCGACATTAAAGGATACAGAATCATGCATTAATATTGTATGTTGGGGATTTGGCTATAAAAAACATGAAGAATATAAAAATGGTGAGATTGTTAAAGTAATTGGAAAAATTGCAGTATATACAAAAAATGGATCTTATTGTTTGGCAGTTTCTAAAATTGAAGCTATAGGTTCAACGGGTGATTATCATACTCACTATGAAGAACTAAAACAAAAATATGATAATTTAGGATATTTCAAAAATAAAAAACCTGAACTAACTGAAATTTCTAAAATTGGAATTGTTACATCATTGGAAGGAGCTGCTCTTCAAGATATATTATATGTCTTAAAAAAAAATAATTTTAAAGGTGTTGTTGTCATTAAAGGCTGTGTTGCTCAAGGTGATAAATCATCTGGTACAATTGTTAAGGGTATTCAATATTTAGAAAAATGGAGAGATAATAACAATAATAAATTAGATGTCATTTTAGTTACTCGTGGTGGAGGATCGTTTGAGGATTTAGTTAGTTTTTCATCCGCTGATGTAATTGAAGCAATACATTCATGTTCCATATTTACTATATCAGCAGTCGGTCACGAAATTGATTTCATGTTATCTGATTTTGTAGCTGATTATAGAGCACCAACACCTTCAGTTAGTGCTGAATATTTATGTAAAATAAATAATTCTATATACGATGAAATGAGTGAAATAAATAATTATATCGAAAATAACATGTTATTTTGTCTCAAAAATAAATTGGAATCGTATACAAGCGTGATAAATTCGTTAAGAGGAAAAATTATCGATCCTGTAACTAAATTGGACGAAAATATTAGATTTGTTGAAAAAATACAAATAAATATTGAAAATAAAATGAGTCTTCACTTGAGTAAATTGAATGATAAAATAAATGTACTAAAAAATGAATTATCAAAATATGATGTTAGTCATCACATGGATGCTGGATATGCAATAATATTAAAAAATAATTCGATGATTGATTCAGTTAAAGACATTAATAAGAGTGGACAAAAATTGAAGATTAAAATGAGAGACGGAGAAATTGATGTAATAGTACAATAAATATCAAGCAGAATTAAATTAAGATTGAAATAACATGTTGTCTTTAAAATTAACGACAATTAAAAATGAGATCGGTAAAATGAACGAAATATCTGGCTTTAAAAAAATGGTTAATGAGCATGGTAGAATTAATAAAGAACTAAATGATTGTCAAGAATACGTTAATAATCTTATTAAAACAATGAATAGTAATGATAATAATGATAATAATAATGATGACAACAATAATATTGTTGACATAAATGATGAACAATATGCACAATATATTGATGATCTAAAATGTGTTTCAGATATATTTGATCAAATAGAAAATGTCGAAGACCAGATGAAATTATATTTTGATTCAATGAACAAAATAAAAATAGTTACTGCATATTTAAATAAAAGAAAAATGGATATCGTAACAATTGAATGAATAATTTATTTATTTATTAGAAATAGAAAATATATATAGTTAATTTATAATATACGTTTACTTATAATGTTAAAAATTATAATTGTGATACTGATAATAATCTGTTTGCTGGTAATTTTCTCAACATCGATAGAAAATTTCGATGGAAAAAGATATCGTCCCTATGATTTTTGGGATAGCAAAAACTCTAATAATTATGATCGCGATATGGATAAAGCTCTTCTGACCGATTATTATGATTTTTCCAAAAAAAAGAGGATAGATGATTATGGTAGATAAATTTTATTTTATTAAAATTGAAATAACAAATAATTGTTTTGTCTGATTAATTTTTTATAAATTAATCAAATAACATAAATGTCGCAGATTATTAGACAGCTTCGTTATTACAAAGTTTTAAATCCCACATTTCAACACTATACCTACAAATATAATAAGGGGATAAATATTGATCCTTCTGGCCATTTATTTTCTAAAGAAGGTTCATGTGTAAAAGGAGGATTTTATTTTACTGATAAAGATAATATTTTTAGATATTTAGGATTTGGTAGAAATGATCCACACATTGCATTCTTAACAGTCTTACCGGATAGTGAAATAGTTCAAGATCCTGATAAAGAAGAAACAAAATGGAGATCACCTAAAATATTCATTGATGAAATAAAATCGTTGAGTGATGCTATTGATATGATGGAAACAGAAAAAGTTAATTTAGCCAATAATTATTTACTCCAGTATGTCATTGGTTGGCATAAAAAAGACGTTTTTGAAAAATTAGATAAAAAAAATGTTATTTTTAATTTACCAAAAGACAAATTAAATGAATCAATGATTACAGCAGCTGATCAAGGTCAATTAGATATATTAATGACACTAGTTGAAAAATACGACGCTAATGTTCATGCAAAAAATACTCATGCATTATATTTAGCAGGATGGTCTGGTCATTTAGATGTTGCAAAATATTTAGTTGAAAAAGGTGCTGACCCTCGTTCACGTCCTGATGCAGTTAGAAGAGCGCGCGAATACGGACATATGGAAGTTGCAAAATTTCTTGAATCAAAAGGTGCAAGATAAATATTTTTATATTTTTTAAATTTATTTTATTGTACAATATATAATGATAATATACATTGTAATAATAATATTTATATTTTTAGCGGTATTACTTTTAATAAGACCAATCGAAAATTTTGATCAAAAATATCAATCCATAAAATTGAATCCTGAAGGTTATTGGCATAAGAATAAATGGTATAAACTTCCTGCTTTGTCAAATAGTTTTAAATATTATGATGTACAACGCAATTGTCTGAGATGCGAAATGAAAACAAGAGCTGATTGTGATAAGTGCTTTAATTGCGGTTGGTATATGATAAATAATGATAGTAATGGTTTGTGTTTAAAAAGAAATGGATCTGATTTATACGAAAATGTAGTTATTACGTAAACTTGTAACAAAACTTATTATTTCGTTAAAACTTTATAATAAATGTATTGTAATATAATCTTATTTATTATTATTATTATTTTTATTTTTATTATTATTATTGGAAATTTCTTTATCATTCATATCTTTATTTGACACGCGAGATAATGCAATATTACCTGTTTTACCCATTAATTCCCTTATATCTTCTATTTTTTTATCGTCAAATGGAGGCAACTGTTGTGGTAAAATGTGTAATGTTATTGTTAAGTTGTCGGATGATAATAATTTTTTTATCATAGTGTCCATATCATTGTCATAAATAACAGGTTCGTATTTGATTATGATTGGTTGTACTGGATAACCGACATAAAATGCTCCTGTACGAAAACGTATAATTGTATCTGGATGCGATATCATTCCCTCTGGAAATAAACATATTGAACCGTGTTTTTTAACATATCTTTTCATTTGTTCGACAGTACTCAGTGAACTAGTTGATGAAAGTGATGAGGAACTATGTGTGTCATTTGTATCGTTCGTATTATTTGTATTATTTGTATCAACTGATTTATTTGTATTGTCTGTATTATTTGTATCGACCGATTTATTTAAACTAGATGTTTTTAGTTTTTTGGCTCTTTTAATTAGTAATAACGGTATAATATTAAGAATCATTCTACCGTACCAAGTTTCTTTAATAAATGTTGACGATAAAAATCCACATCTTAATATGTAAAACAATACAACAAAATCTAAATATGTTGTATGTGTTGAAATATACACCACCGGTTTTCCTTTCTTTATATTATCCATACCGTTAACAATAACTTTTGCATTCATTAAACATAATAATTCGTGTGCTGCCTTTTGTCCGTCATCATAACCAGACAAAAATGGTACGGATGATAATATACCAAGAAAGTCTATCATATTAGGTACCATTAGTTCTTTATTAACTGAAAACATGTCATCAAAATTTGATAGTGAAACCATGTCAATATATTTCTGATAATAAATACTATTATTTTTACTTAATTCTTTTATTTCGCTGAGTGTTTTGACTGATTTTATTTTATTATTACAAATCGGACATATTTTTTTACCCAAGTAACATTTTTTATGTATTATGTGGTCACATGGTTCCAATAAAATGTGGGGAAGTTTTTTTAATAGAAGATTTTTCCCACAGCTGCAACATGAATTTATTGTTTTATCGAGATCATTTTTTTCTGCATTATTTTGTTTATACTTTGTTATTTTAAATTTATTTTTTTTGGCAGATTCTGAATAAATGTCATATCTATTATATTTATTATTTTCATCATAACCATATTCCATTGTTACTTATTTATAATAAATATAAAGTTAAAAAATATTGCTTTTTGATCACATTTTATTATATCACAAGATATTTTTTAGGAACATAAATTATGTAAAATATGTACATATTTTGTAAATATTTTTATCGCAATAATATTATAATATAACTGGATGAATAGTACAAATAATATGAACCATATAAATACTTTGGATGATTTAGATGTTAATAATTTTTCTGAACAATTTCCAGAATTAATTAATTTTGATGATAATAATTGGCTTGAATACATTATAATCATATTGATTGTTATTGTAATTGTGTTAATATATTATGTATTTGGATATGACCATCAAGGATCAGAAAAATTCGGATTGATTTCAAAGAACAATCCTTTAATTGAATACATAAATGATGCACATAAAACTAATAGAAATATTATTGGATTATTAGAAATATGTTCTAAAAAATATCCAGATAAATCTGCTCTCGTTGTAAGAAAGAATATTGATTGGATTAGTGTCAATTATGAAGATTATTTTAATAATGTTAAGCAATTTGCAGAGTCATTATCTTATTGGATAGGTCCAAAATGTAAAGTTGCTATAGTCGGTTTTAATAGTCCTGCGTGGTTTTATGCACATCTTGGTTCTATTGCAAATAATAGTATTTCCATAGGTATTTATTCCTCCTCTACATCAACTGCATGTGAATATATATTAAATAATGCTAATATTGATGTGCTGGTTCTTGATGATGACGTTCAATTAGATAAATTTATTGATACTGAAATGAAAAACATAAAATTAATTTTGTATTATTCACCTCTCAAACAGGAAACATTAGATAAATTTAAAGACTCTGTAAATAAAAATATTCCTCTTGTTAGTTTTGGTGCATTTATGGAGCCAGTTACAATAAAAGATAAAAATAATAAAAATAATAAAAATAATAAAAATAATTTTAATAAAATGATTAAATCTATTAACAATAATGATACTGCAACTATTATTTACACATCTGGGACAACAGGTGATCCAAAAGGTGTCGTTATCACACATAATAATATTATGGAATCATTAAAATCACTATTATCAACAATAGAATCTAAAAGTGTTAGTGGTGAAAAGAAAGGGATCACGACATTAAATTTTAATTTAGGAGAACGATTCGTGTCGTATTTACCTCTTAATCACATTGCTGCACAAACAATGGATATTTATATACCTATATGTTTGGCTGGTTCCGTTTGGTTTGCTGATAAAAATGCTCTTAGTTCCGGTTCTAAAAAAAATAAGACAAAATCTGAATCGAGTCTTGTTGATACATTGAAGGATGCAAAACCAACAATATTTGTTGGAGTTCCCAGAGTTTGGGAAAAAATAGCTGAAAGTATTGAAGAGAAAACAGGTTTCAAAAATAGTTTATTTAAATTTTTTATGAAAAATAAAATAGTTCAAGAAATAGGTCTAAATAATTGTAAATACTGTATCACAACTGCTGCTCCTATATCAGATAATGCTAGAGATTACTTTGATTCGTTAGGATTACCATTATACGATATATATGGAATGAGTGAAACAACAGGACCTCTTACTATATCATTACCAGGCTATAAACGATTAAATTCAGTTGGTGTTCCTCTCAATAATTTAAGAATCAAAGTGAATTTAGATGGTGAGATATTGGTAAAAGGTGCAATAATTTTTTCAAATTATCACAAAAATAAAAAAGCGTCGAGTGAAGCATTCGATTCAAACGGATGGTTTAAAACTGGAGATTTAGGAAAATTAGATAACGGATATTTATACATAACAGGACGAAAAAAAGATCTAATTATAACAGCAGGAGGAGAAAATATAGCACCCACACAGATTGAACAAACAATTTTGAAACACATACCTGAAATAGAATATGCGGTGGTTGTAGGTGACAAACAAAAATTTTTATCAGTATTACTTTTTCCTAAATTAAAAATAAAATTGGATGATAAATATATTGAAAAACAAATAGAACACGCAAATGAGGAAGCATCCTCTAATGTACATAAAATAAAAAAATGGAAGGTTATACCTAAAGAGTTAAAAATTAATGAGGAATTAACTCCTACATTAAAATTAAAGAGAAATATAATAAATAAAAAGTATAATAAACAAATTGATGAATTATATAAAAATGTATGATTTTGTCTAATTTATAATAGGTGGCTTAGAGATATTATATATTATTATATTTATAATATCCATTATTCAATTAAAAAATGCCAGAATTGTGCGAAGTAGTATTAATATCGCAATATTTGACAACAAAAATCAAAAATCAGTTTATCACAGATATTGAAATTATCGCCGGGAAATATTCACACAAACATTTAGAGGGAATTAATTATTTACAAAATCATAAGAATAAAATAATTAATATTAATACAAAGGGTAAATTTATGTGGTTTAATCTTAAAAATGAATATGAAGAATATGTGTATTTGTTAAATTGGTTTGGATTAACTGGTGAATGGTCATTTAAAAAGGGCAACAGTGATAGAATTGTTTTGTCAATAGAATCAGATCCAGGTTCAGATAAAAATATTAAAACCAAACTGTATTTTTCTGATCAAAGAAATTTTGGCATAATACAAATAACTCAAAACGTTGATATATTAGATAAAAAAATTGATACATTAGCACCAGATTTTCTTAAGACTGATTTTTCTGTCAATCAGTTCCAACGTTGGTATAAGGAATTTATACTAAAACACCCCAAAAAGAAAAATATTCCAATTGTAGCATTATTATTGGAACAAGATACAAAAAAAGGTATTGGTTCCGGAATAGGTAATTATTTATCTGCAGAAATATTATACCGAGCAAAAATATCTCCATATAGACCATTAGATAGTTTATCAGATGATGATCTTAAGACTTTAGCAAACACTATTAAACTTGTTGTCAAAATGTGTTATATTTCAAATAAAACAGGTTATATGGAAAAATTAATTGATTTTGTTGATGAACATAAAAAACTTGTTGAAGAAGGTGTTTTCCCAGATTACCAGCCAGAAATACTTATTGATACCTTGCCCCAGTTTGAATTCTTAGTTTACAGAAAAAAAAAAGATAGTCATAATAATGTAGTTCTTGCAGATGAAATAGATGGAACTGGTAGAACTACTTATTGGGTTAAAGAAGTACAAAAATAATAAAAATTGAATTTATCACATTATATTTTACAGTAGAATTAGTTGATTAACTACTTAATCAATTAATTATATTATGCTCGACGAACTATTAAAAAGAGCAGATGACATATTGAAACAAAATAAAACACTTATCGATTTATTGCCAGATCTAAATCAATACAATGAAACGGATTGGCAAAAATATGAAATTTATAATGATGAAAAATATAATAAAAATATTGTGTGTAGTAGTGATTATGCCGATTTGTACATCATATGTTGGAAAAAAAATCAGGAAAGCAAAATTCATGATCACTCAGATAATGGTTGTAGTATGAAAATTTTGAAAGGAAAATTATCAGAAAATCGATACGTAAATATGAAAACTCATTGTGGTGAAACAAATGATGTAATTAAATTTATTTCGTCACGTATTATACAAAAAAATCAACTATCGTATAACCATGGATCCAAAAATATACATAAAATAATCGCATTAGAAGATTCAGTATCATTACATATCTATCCAAAATATTATGTAATGACAACATATGAATGTAAATAATTATCTAATTATCTAATTATTATACAAAGGTATATCACTATCTTCATCATTAAGTATATTGGTATTCTCCTTACCGTATGTCGGTATCGATGCACGTGAATGAGGGGATCCGTGAGATTGGCGTTCGTTATCTTCTTCGCCATTGACTTCATCATTTTCGATATAATCATCATTGTCATCATTGTCATTATTGTCATTATTGTCATCATTGTCATCATTGTCATTATCATCATTATCATCATTATCATCATTATCATCATTATCATCATTATTATCATTGTTTCGTTTATTGATATCTTTATCTTGCTCATTACTTTGACTATGACTTTGACTATAATTATGTGCTTTTTTCAATTTACTCGTTTCTTCTTTAGTGACAAATGGAGATTTTGTAGTTTTCTCTTTCAATTGAGTCGCCAATTTTTGTGCTGTTTGTAATTGTTTCAACTGTTTAAAGCGTTCTAACGGACTCAATCCTGTTTTAACTTGTTTCTTTTCTAAATTTTTATGAACTTTTTCTTCATGAACATCATTAGATTTGTTCGATCCATTATCTAATTTGTCAGATTTGTCTAATTTATCTAATTTATCCGATTTTAGAGGTGGTTCTCTACCAGCATTTTGTTTGGCTTTCAATTCCAATAATTTTTTATAAATAGCTGACATATCTTGTTGCGGCTTACCATCTCTTTTCTCATCGACTTTGTTTTCATCCTCACAATCGTTAGCATCATTATCAATCAATTCGTTATCTATATTATTTGATTTACTAAATAGCCATACATATGTACCAGTAATTATTGCGTCGGCTAGAAACATATAGTATATATAATTTCTAAATCTTTTTATCAGATCACTGTTTTCGCCAGCAATAGAGAACAAATATGCATGTAATATGAGGTAACACATTGAACCAATAATAATTATTTTCATGGTTCGCGATTCATCTGTTATCGATGTCAATAATTTATTAACTAAGAAATAAAACATTTATTTGACTTATAATATAATAGTTAATGGAAAAATATATAATTATTTAGACACAATTATTTTTTTAATTTTTTATTAGTATTTATTATTTTGTTTTATGCGTTTGCGAATATTGTTGAACTAATTTATTGAAATTATAGCGTGGTTTTGGAATTTCTATATCATCAAATGATCCGTATTTTTCAATCCGTTCAAGACGTCGTTTTTCTAACATATCTTTTATTACGCTTTTCATTTCATCCGTTTGTATTATTGTTTTTAATGTTTCTATAATTATTTTTTCTGTTGGGAAAATTTCTAATTCGATACATTTTGCATCTTCCTTTTCATCTTTTCTTATTACTATCTGATAAATTCCATCGAGTTTATTATTAATTAATTCTTTTTCTGATTTAACTTTTGTCGTTATCTGAAATTCAATACATATATTTAATAAAAATCCTTTAACCAATTTATCTTCGTACAATATTGAACAGTGTATTACCGGTAATGCTTTATTCATCATTAAATAATTTCCAGCTATCATACTTTTATAAAATCGTGCATATACCGTTTCAGATATGTTATAAATATATTTATTTATCGTCTCACCATTAAGATCTGATCCATTCGATTTATTTGATTTTTTAGATTTGTTCAATTTATTTAATTTATTATTTTTATCCATTTTATCAGCATCAGCAAGATTATTCGATTCACTAATATCATTTAACTCATCAATATTATCTGTCTCGTTAATTTTATCAAAATGACATATAAGTGGTTCATCTTGAATCGTTTCGTTTGCATCCATCGTACCATAATATTTTATTATAGCAGATGAAGAATTTCGTTGTGGTTTAACAGTAAATACAGTTCCAACTGATGAAACGAATTGAATGTCTTCTTTTGTAAGTGATTCCGGATTAGTCGAATCGGTCATTAATAATTATTATAATATCATATAATTATCAGGTTCTTAAGTTATTTTAGTTTAACTGTTTTATTTTCAATAAAAGTATTGAAATTAAATTAAAATAATCAAATAAAAAATAATTTAAACACGAGCATACCAATATTTACCGTATTTTTCAAGAACCTTGTTTCTAAGTTCTTTTTCGACTTCAGTGTAACCGGAAGTATCATCATCTGTAATAATCAATAAATTATCGTCAGAATATTTAGTTTTACCGTGTTCAATATCACTCAAATATAATCCTCTCCTTTGAAGAGTAAAATCCTCCGCCATTCTCATATTTTCTCCCTCAAATGACGGCATCTTTTTTTCATAATTTTCCATTATTATTTATTCTTCTTAATTATAATATAGTCATAATTGTTTAAGCCATTTTACTTTGACTTTGGACGCATATATACTTTTATAAATTATTTTAATATATATTTATTGTAGATTTATTATCATCATATACACAAAAGTAATAATCCGACAATTAATTTCCTTTTCGGTAAAATCGGGATTCATTAATTTAAATTTTTGACTTAATTTATTATTTTTTAACAATATTTGAATATTAGTCTGTTCCATAAACTTATAATAGTTCTCAAATACATTATTGTATATATTTTCCATTAAATCATTGTCCATTTTAATGATTAACAATTAAATAAGTTTGATATATAATTATTTGATAAAATAAAATTTGTTATGTGATCACGCTTTTGTTAAAATAAATATGTTTCTAATCTTTTTTTAATTTAAATGTCTCAATTATTTTATTCGTTTGATAGATTTTCATTATATTATTACTTGGTGTATATACATTTTCATATTTGTTATATATTTTTTGTTTTTGTGTACCCATTGACAATATTGCGTTTTTAGAAACTATATCAAATTGCCAAATATTTGAGATATCAATTTCATCTATATCTTGGATAATTTTGTTATCATCACAAATATCGTTATTGTTGTTTGATTCATCTAAAAGATAAAAATCAACTATTTTAATTATATCTATATTTTCTTCTGATTTATTGTTGTTATTATGATTATTACTGAAATCTATATGGTTATTATAATCATCGTAATCGACATAGTCAAAATCGATAACTGTTGTAGTGATTGGTTTAATAGGATGGTAATTGGTACAATTCATCTTGTACTTTATTCACAATAAAAAAATATGATGGGGGGTTTAATTGGAATTACTCGTACTCACAGTGGGATTCCAAATAATAGATAGGGGGATCGGGTGAGCAAATTCTTCTAAAACGATATCCTGACTAAATTGTTTCCATTTCCATGTATCTGGAATTTGGTTACCGGACTCATAAATTTCTACAGAACAACCCAATCTGTCAATAATTTTATCGTTATATTTTTTGATAATTATCATTAGTTGTTCAATCGATTCCTTTGCATCTTTCGATGATGTACCAATAAATAGTTTTATTTTATCCCAAGGACGTAAATTTGCTTCTTTTCTCATATTTTGAACAAATGATACAAATTTTTTCACAACAAATAAATTCTTATTTTCCTCATCGAATGTTGTATCAATGATTATAGTTAGATCGTTTTCTGTGTTAATTAATTGATTGGATTCATTGAAATCTAAATTTAGAACTGGCTTAATCTCAAAAAAATCAGAATCTAAACTTATTTTAACACCGTCAACGACAACATCGATATTATTAATTTCCTTATTCACATACTGTCTCATAATATCGGGTGAAATATTCTCTAATTCCTTTCTGATGTTTGTTGCAAGATTTTTGTATTTTTGACCCAATGTTTTGAAATTTGGAGTGAGTTTAAACGTTTCAAATTCGCTCTGTAATTTGTAATCGATTGCCAAACAGTTATTTTCTTCTTTAATATATCCTTCGAAACTTTTGACTTGATCGATGAATGTTTGATCATAATGTACAATGGTAACTCTTTTTACGGGTGCCTTGATTGATGATAAATCGGGCACTTGATTTCTCAATTTCCTAATTGGTAGAATTACTTGTTGAAGTCTACGGAATCCAATTTCAACAGATTTATCTTGTACATTGTCAGCTCCATTCGGATAGGCACAGAGATGGATAGAATCAGGATTTTTTTTAAGGAATGTATAAAGATACTCAGATAAATAGGGAGTAAATGGAGCCATCATTTTAGTGTAGTACATGAATACACGATGCAAAACCGACAATGAAACAGTCCATTGTTCGGTTCCATTCATACCCTTGAGTCTATCACGATTAAATTTGACATACCAATTTGTAAGATCTTCAATAAAATCGATAGATTCCTTGACAGCAGTATCAATGTTAAAATCGTCCATTTTTGCTCTGACTGCATCAATAAGTGAACCAATTCTTGAAAGAATCCATAAATCAGTCACATTTGTTGAACTCTTATAAGCATCTTCGTCAAATGTACCCACCGTCTTTTCAAAATTGATACGATGTTCAACAAAGAATTTAACAGCATTAATCCATGGAATAACACGTTGTTTCATTTGTTCAATATGTTTTTCAGTAAATAATAGTGGTTCTGCTCGAACAGCTGGTGATGAAAGTAGATACAACCTCATAACATCAGCACCATATTTGTCAAGTAATTCCATAGGATCTTTGAAATTTCCATATTTTTTTGAGAATTTGACACCGTTTTCATCAAGAATCAGACCAGTCGTTAAAATTGTCTTTGCAGGTGCAACAATATTGTCATCATCAGATAGACCAGCAGAAATAACCATCAAAGTATAGAACCATCCACGAGTTTGGTCAAGTCCTTCGGCAATGAAATCAGTAAAAAAACCAGTCGAGGAATCAACCTTGTCTTTATTTTCAAAAGGATAATGGTATTGGGCATATGGTACAGCACCACTTTCAAACCAACAATTATGAACGACAATACCATTTGCCACAAAAGATTCATATTGTGGAACAGTAATATCATATACATTTAATTTACCAACAGATTTTTTACTGATCAATGTTAAATTCATTGTTGGAATAGTATTTCTATCACGAGAAACACTATGTGTAATAGCGCGTGAAGGTTTAATTTCCGTTGGATCAAAATCTAGATTTATTTTTGAATTCTTCGAATCTTTTTTGTCAATGAACAAATTTAGGACATTCATTGAATCAAACCATGTATCGAAACTTGGCAAATTAATAATGTCATCGATATCATTCTTAATATGATCTTTTAATGCATCAATGCTTAGAATATTATTTGGATATGGAAATCTTCCAAAATTAATCAATGTCTGTTTAACATCATTGTATATTTCAGTAAATGGCTTTGACATATTAGTAGATTTATGTTCTTCAATGGCTTCAATAAAATCACTGTTTTGTTTAATTACTTCTCTTCTCATTCGATGCCATGTTACGAATGCAGTTAGTCGCATTTGTTTATGTAAACAATATCTGAATCCGATAATTTCGCTAAATTTAACTATATTAGATGAATCTAAACCTAGATTAAGTAGCATATTATATTTTTTAGTTTTTTTTGTTTCTTTTTTCGAAGATGAATTTAAGTAAGGTCCATGAATTTTCATATTAATACCAATTTTGGACATTATTTTAATCATTTTATTATACATATTTTTTAATGTGTCTATATTGTCTCCATCCTTTGAAGCAATAAAAGCGACTGTTGCTGTTTGACTGCCATATGTCCCGTTCTTCCTTTTATAATAGTGTAATGACGGAGAAATACCATCTCCACCGAACATTCCTCCAAAAAATTCACAAATAATTTTATTCGGACATTTATTGACTACATCGACGATGAATTCAGGTAATACTGCTTCTTGATTAATTCTACGACCAATTTGTACACCTTTGAGAGAAATCATTATATCTTTCATTATCTTTGGTACATACACAATGTACATTAATTTTTTGTCCTGTGAAATATTTGGACGAATTCCACAAACTAATTCAATATCATCACAAAATGTTGTCGCATCAAGAATATGTCCAAAAAATGCTACACAACCAACTTGTTTATAAAGTCCATTATGAACAGGGAATGATCCGTCAGTAATCATTAATCCCAAAATTCTTGCAAAAGCCATTGATTTTTGAATTTCATCGAATGTTTTCATAGTAAATGTCATGTCTCCAGCTTCTAGACTCCATTGTTCTTCCTGAATTTTATCTTCATCAGATGATTTATATGATGGATTATTTACAGATGCAACAATTTTTGTATCATTTGGGATCAAATCTTTTGCAAGTTTCCATTCAGATTCATTTTTTTCATTAAGTGTAAGAATTTTATGATCGGGTGTACATGATAATTTTCGTCCATCAGAAAAATACAATTCGATACATTCTTGTTCTCCCTTATGTTTGAATGCATTGTGTTTTCCTTTAACAATTCCTTTAAATTCATTATTCATGTCATACGCTAAAACATTAACATTCATGTTATATAATTGTTCAATTGGAATACTTGTTCCATTATTCAATGAAATTGGTGTACCTTCTGCAATACAATCAAATTGATCGAGTGTCCTTTTAAGCATACCTTTTCCTTGTTTTGATGGAATTTGAATCTTATCGACGAACTCTGGGTGAATATCTGGCAAGGAATCTTTAGGTAAACCAGCACGTTCAAGTAATTCTTCAATACTACCGAAACATTCCATTTCTTCACCATCATCGCTGATAAATACTGGAATTGGAGTACCGAAAAATCTCTTTCGTGAAATACCCCACTTCTTTGGGGTAGAAATCCAATTGTTAAATCTCTTTTCTCCAACATATCCTGGGATCCATGTTGTTTTTTTGTTTGCACTAATCAGTTTGTCTTTAATTTTTGGAACATCAATGAAGAAGCTTTGAACAGCCATGTAAATTAAAGGTGTATCTTTTCTCGGACAATGAGGATAATTATGTTTATACTTGTATGTTTTCAAAATTATACCCCGCTGTTGCAACAGTTCAATAATTTTATCGTTGGCTACAAATACATCTTGTCCTTCAAAATCTGACACAACAGATGTAAATTTACCCTCATCATCTACTGGACATACTGTGTTAACATCTTCAAGTTTAATAATATTATTATCCAAACAGACCTGCAAATCATCAGCACCGAATGCGGCAGCTGTATGGACAATACCGGTGCCAATAAATTCCTCTTCTTCCTCTTCTTCCTCACCGCCTGTTTGTTCTGTTTCAGTTTTACTCTTATTTTTTTTATCTTTTTTATTTTTCTTGTCTTTTTTGTCTTTTTTATCTACAATAACGAAATCACCACTGATAACTTTGTATGAATCACGATTGAGATAATTGAATGGTGGATTATACTCAATACCCACAAGTTCATGTCCCAATCCAAAATTCTCTTTTGTTTTATATCTAATTTTACATTCTTCAACACATTGATCAGCTACGATATATTTGACACCTTTGTTGTCTGTCAAAACAACATATTGGGCTTTAGGATTGACTGTAAGTGCAATATTCGATGGGAGTGTCCAAGGTGTAGTTGTCCATGCAACAAAATTAATTGTTGGATCATTTTTCAGAGGAAATAATACGAAAACAGATTCAGTTTCGATTTTTTTATAGTTACTTGTTGCTTCAAAATTTGAAAGAGGAGTTGCACATTTAGTTGAATATGGCATAATTTCATAGCCTCTTACAACAAGACCTTTATTCCATAGTTGTTTAAAAACCCACCACGTTGATTCCATGAATTTAGTATCCATAGTCTTATATGTGTTATCTTTATCCACAAGTCGTGCAATTCGCTCAAAAATTGGATACCAAGCTCCTGAAAAATTGTGTACAGTCTGTTTACAAAATTCATTGAATTTATCAATTCCCATATCATAAACTTCTTGATTCGAATTAATATTTAATAGTTTATATGCAACCATTTCCAATGGAAGTCCGTGACAATCAAATCCTAGTTTGTTCAAACAATCGTAACCATTCATATATTTGTATCGCAAAACAGCATCTTTGATATAACTGACAAGTAAATGACCAAAATGCAATGTATTAGCACTAACGAATGGTGGACCATCACAAAAACGAAACGGTTCACCTCCTTTATTCTGTCTGATAATTTTTTCATATAATTTATCTGTTGCCCATTTAATCATGAATTGGCGTTCATGTGCAGTGTATGTTTTGTCTGCAATATTGTCAGTACTGATTTCTTCATCAATCATATCAGTAACAATTTTTTCTACATAATCTTTGATATTATCAGTTTGTGCCATTTTATATATTTTTATATGTAACTATATATTATATGTTTTTATGGCCAATAAACTTCATTATTTGACCAATAATAAATGATCTCTCTAGATAATTACATTTTCATTTTTTTTATAAATACTAAAAGAGGCATAAATGTTTTGTAAAAAAAATTGATTATTTTATTGATTTTTATAAAAATATTATTCAGTTATGTAATTCAAAATAATTTTTATGCATAATATTTTGGCAAATCCTGTACATATATTACCACACCAATTAGCCTTTGTAGCTGATATAATAAATAATTATAATAATGATTGGCAAATAACTTTGTCCCCAAAAGCAGATGGTGTGACATCGGTTTTTAAGGATAAATCATTGTATTTCAATGCGGAAGATATTGATGGATTCAAATATGTATATGATACGTTATCATATCCAATACCACATAATAATACTTCATTTAACAGATTCAAATGGATAAGATCAAAGTATGAAGATAAATTTAATTTTACTTCAGAATATAAAAGTAATTTTGTATGCAAAAATATTGATGATGTTAATAATTTGTTTAAAAATGAATATCGCGAACTTGAAAAAATTAAAAATCAAAAAAAAGAAATAAATTGGTATCCTAAATTGACATTTCTTGTTGAAATGCCATTGAGTGATTTTGTTCATATTATCGATAATAAGGCCACAACATATTATCCAAATGATGGATGGATTTTGTCTGTTTACAATAAAACTAATTTATTATTTAGCTCTCCATTAAAAATAAAGCCGACAAACATGATGACAATCGATTTACTTTATGAGAAAGTTTCAAATAAGTTTACAACGATGGAAAACACCGAAATTAGTGTAATAGACATCACATATACAACAGATCTTTTTGATGGTATTTATCGATGCGAATTCGTTAATGAGAGTGAATTATTCAAACCAATTGAACAAAGATATGATAAACAAAAAGCTAACAACAATACAATCGTTAATAGTATTATTACTTATCATACAAACAAACATCATAGACAATGGAGAGCGAATGATATTGTAAAATACATGCACGATAAAAATATATATTATCCAAATAAAATACATACAAATTATATAGAAGTAAAAATAGATGAAATGCTACAAAATTACATTAAATTAAGACACAAGATGAATATCGATATATTGAACAAAATAATAAAAAGGAAAGACATTATACTTGATATTGGATGTGGAAATGGCTCAATTTTGAGAGATATAAACCTATACAATAAATATATTGGAATCGATAAAGATTATAGATGTCTAGCTAAATGTTCAAAATATATTAAACCCAATGACTTGGTAATTTGGGGAGATATATTACTAGATAATTGGGGTTATTTCGATGATAATATTTATTTGAATAAATACGATGTAATAATTATGATAAATACAATACATTTATTCATTAATCATGGCGTGAATTATAGTATATTGTATGATAATATCGAAAAAATATCAAAAACTGGATCGATAATTGTTATATTTACACTTGATACAAATAAAATGTATAATATCAATTATAAAAACCAATTAATTGTTGAGAAACTAATAAATAATACATACAAATTTTATTATTCTTGGATCGATAAAAACTTTGAAGAAAATATACCAAACACAAATGATATAATAAAATATTTTGAGAAACAATGGGAACGAATATTTGTTGATATAAACAGTTTTGATAATTATTTTAAAGATTTTGATGACGATGTAAAACGATATAATGATTTTCATACAATACTTGTTTATAAAAAAAAATAAAAATATATTTTGATAATTAGTACGTTCGCTCCACTAAAAATATTAACTAATAGAATCTTATAATTAATAAGTGATGGAATATTCTTATGATAAAATTAATGATAGAATTCATAATAAAATAAATATTAAATTATCACATGATATAGTTCCATGTACTACAAATAATATTAAAATTACTAAACAATTGTTGAATAATGATAGTTATCATAGTTATAATAAATTGAAATTTAATATCATAGGACAAAAAACCAGAGATGATGCAATAAATATGCTTAATAAATATAATTTGACACCATTAAACCACAATATAATGATGAGTTACATAAATGGAAAAAAATATGATATCGCATTTGATAATGAAACAATGATAAAATATATTAATGATTTAAATTCTTTGAAATATCGGGAAGACGTATATGAGTCTATTAATAATTTATTACAAAATACAAGCGATGTAGCACAAATAAAAACATTTTCTAGAATCGCAAATTCGAAACCTCCAAGACCGCAATTTATAACACTAAAAGAACTCAGACAACGTAACACAGAACACATAATAGTTAAAAATTGTCCACATTGTGGTCACAAATGTTCATCGTCAAAAGAAAAAAAATATGTTATTTGTGGTTACAATGATAACGGATATGATTGGGAAGGATGTGGTAACGATTGGTGTTTCAGATGTGGTAAAATGTATTGCAAAAAATGGGAACGTGATGAATTATATCTTCCAACTAATAGATTTCATAATTCAAAATGTTGTAAAAAACATGCACGATTAAATAATAAAATTTATCCAGATAATTATTGTATGTGTAAAAATATTTATGTGTGTCGTGAAACTGACCAAAATTATTTATTATAAATTATGCGGATAATTAATATAATAAAAATAACATATAATTACAGTAATATATATATATTAAAATGCAATATGTTATACCGAATCAATTAACTTACGGACAAATAGGTGAAGAGTTCTGTAAGTGTTATTATAGCAAAACAATTAACGGAATTAATACAATTATCGATTTATTTCATCCAGGAGCTCTCTGTACAGTCGAAGGAGAAGAATTGGTTGGTGGATATAATTTATTATTGAAACTTGCTAATCTAGGTATTTCACGATTTGAATACAATAATGTTTCAGGAATAACACAACCAGTTAGTAATTCAGAAATAGTTATAACAGTCAATGGCACACTGAGAGGAATTGGTTACTGGGGGCAAGTTTATCAGTGGGTCAAATTTAATGAAGTATTTATTTTAGAAAATATAGGCGGCTCCAGATTCATTGTTAAAAATTATATGATTCGTTCTGTATAATTTTATTTTTTTTATCATAAATTGTTGAGAAAGATGCCACAATTCAAATTTAGTTATAGATTTAATTTATTTATAACTAATATTAAATATTATATTATATTATTATAAATATAATATTAAATGCCAGAAAATCAAGATTTAAATTTATCAGGTAGTCCAGTTTCTGAGTCCAATAGAACAATAGAAACTGTATCTGTTTCTTATGTATCTGAATTGTCAGATGACTTGTACCAAATTATTAAAGAAGGTGAAAAGGAAAAAAAAAGTAATCATGAACATATAATGAATGAATTAATGAAAAATAAAGACGTACTCGAAACTTCTTCATCATTTTCTGTTAAAACAGAAAGTTCATCCATTGTAGGTTCAGCAGGAAATGATGTAACATTTAATGTTACAAATATTGCATCAGAATTTGACACAGCTTCATACGAAACATATGATACACAAAATGAATCATCTGAATCATCTGAATCATCTGAATCATCTGAATCATCTGAATCATCTGAATCATCTGAATCATCTGAATCATTAACTGCATCTGTACAGTCAACTGATTTTCATGAATCTACCGAATCCACTGAAGCACATGAATCACATAAATCACACGAAGAACACAAATCACACAAATCACACGAATCACATAAAGAACATGGATTACATTCAAGACATTCATCAATATCTGAGTCTGAATTAATATCTGAATCCGATTCTAAATCAATTATTGAACCCGAAACCGAAACTGAAATTGAAACTGATTCCGAATTAAAATCAGTACATTCATATGGTTCTAGTCATCCAAATCATTCAAGTAATCCAAGTAATCCAACTCATTCAAATGTTTCAAAACATTCAGACTATTCAGAACAGTCAGAACAGTCAGAACAGTTAGAACAGTCAGAACAGTTAGAACAGTTAGAACAGTCAGAACAGTCAGAACAGTCAGAACAGTCAGAACAGTCAGAACAGTCAGAACAGTCAGAACAGTCAGAACAGTCAGAACATTCGAGCGATAATGATTCACAATATTCTAATTTGGTAAATGTCGTGAGTGATGTAAAATGTGATATGCATAAAATTTTAAGATTAATTAATTTATTGGATAAACAAGCCAGTCAACATAAAGTAAAAACAGAATCATTAGAAAAAGAAATTGAATCTCTTAAATCGGAAATAGATAAAATATCATCGAGTGGAAGTGGATCCAAATCATCTGTATCAGGAACAATTTCTGGATCATTTGGTAGTTTTGAAACTGAATCAATTGAATCAAAGAATGGCAAAACAGTTGATGATGTATCAAATTCGTTCGGTTCTTTGCCGTCACGTGTATTAAAATCACTCAATACCAAAAACATAAATATTGACACCAATACTGAAACTAGTGATATTAATACAGAAAATAGTGGTAGTGAAGACACAAATTCAAGTCTTGCTTCTGGAAACTTTTCATCTCAAACATCGCAAGCTTCCTCTATGACAAACGGCACTGCCTGCTCTAAAGATGAATTCGATAGATTTAAAGAACATGTTACTACAACAATAAATGATCTAGCTCTCAAAGTTGATAAACAAATAAAATTATTCTCAGTTTCGTTGGGTGGTACTGTTTCCAATAAACGTCGTTATTAATTTATCAATTTACTGAGTTGTAGAATTACACATATAAAATTTAAACAAAATTACTTATTGTGCTATTTAAATTTTAACACAATAATAAAAATTATCATAAAAATTATCATAAAAATTTGAACAAATTTTATACAAAATATTTGTGTTCGTCGTATTTATAAAAAAAAATTATTTGTGTTTATTTTGTTTTTGTGCTTTTCTCTGTGCTTGTCGTCTTTCTGATCGTGACAAGACTTTAGTAAATCCTTTTTCTTTATTTTCTAAATCCTCTTTATTATCTTCTTGGTCATTTTGATCTTCTTGGTCGTTTTGATCTTCTTGGTCATTGTCATAATCATTATTTTGATCATTATTTTTATCATTATTTTGATCATTATTTTGATCATTATGATTATGATTACAAGTATGATCATGAACATGATTTGGTTGTGCCTGTTGACTATTTGGAACTATATTAGAGAATACTTGTTTCATGTCTTGCATATTTTTATCATCTTCTTGTTTCATACGAAGAAGTGTTTGTTTATTCTTTCTTGCTAATCCTAGTTGTTTTTGTTTATTATGTAATTTTTCCAACAATTCATTTTTGTATTTTGTATTCATACCACTGTATGATTTGTTATTTGGATTAACTTTATTTAATTTAGCAAGATTACTTAAAAAAGCTGCTCTGTCTTCTGGAGATGCTTTGCGTAAATTTTCAATTAGTGCATTTTTATAATCATGTTTCGTTTCAAGATTTTGATTCTGATTTTGATTCTGATTTTGATTCTGATTTTGATTCTGATTTTGATTCTGATTTTGACCATTTCCACTGGCATTTACTAGTTGTTCAAGATTATCATCGAATGATACATCGAGATCATCAACAGTTTCTGACGGGTGTTGAATTGAATTAATAACACTTGCTACTCGTTTCTGCGTAACATCAAGAATTTTAATTTCCTCAGCTAATTCATTGACTGATTGTGAATTGTTATTATTTGCCATCGAATTACTATAGTATTGTAGCTTGTATGATAAAGAGATCAATAATAATAAATAAATTTGTCAATAATAAAATATATCAATTTTTTCTAAATAAATTAATTTTTTCTGAATAAATTAATTCATTTGAACATCATATAATCTTCTGTTTTCTTCATTGTGAAAATAGTAATCATAGAATTCAACGATGTCATCTAATGTTATTTTTTTAATTGTATCAACACATATTTCAATAAAATTAATCACATTATTTGAATTTATAGCTATATCATAATTATATGAAGCATAGCTTGGTAAGTTATCATGTGGCCGCACAAAGTTCTCAATAAGTGATTTTTGTATTTCTTCCAAATCTTCATGTGGTACATCGGCTATTAATTTTCTAGCATCTTGAATAAATTGTTTAATTCTGTGTGATAAAAATTCGGCATCCTTAACGTTTGACTGTACAACAAATTTGAACATTTTATATTTGAAATTTGAATGACCCATTGAAATCAATCCACATGAAACATAATATCCTAATTGTTCTTCTGTTCTAAGTTCGTTGAAAAATTTATCGCCTAGTATTAATTCTATAAAATTCGTTATACATAATATTTTATCCCAATTTTCAGTATAACCAGCTTTTACATAGTCAATACCTATATAAATACATGTCGCCGAATTTGTTTCCTTCGAATTATATGATTTATTTTTAATAATCATCGGTTTTCCTTTATCAGAAATTTTTACTGTTCTCAACATTTTTGGTTTATCATTCATTGGTTTGAATTGTTTGAATATATCGGCTATCAGTATTGATTCAGTTTCTGATATGTTACCTATTGTTGCAGTTCTTATATATGAATTTCCTATCATATTATTTGCAAAACTGTGCACACAACTATATGTAGCCGTCTCTATATTATCGAGTAATTCGATTATCGAATAACTATTATTGACGATAGCATTCTCAAATAGTCTATGTAGATTAACATGTGGTGGATCAAATAGTGTATTTGTTAGATCTTTAATCATTTTTAATTTCTGTCTGTTAAAAACTTCGTGAGTTATGTCCGGATATAATATTTTTTTCGCACACATATCTATAACTTTATAGATTCCTGCTGATGGACCATAGATTGTTATAGTAATTGCATCTGTTTTAACTCCAATTGATGCCGAGTAATTACTCATATTACATTCGTATAAATCTGGATTCATTATATCATTAATACAGCGCAAGAACAAACTGAATGTTACAACATCATGTATAGAATTTCTTATTTCAGGAAGTATAATATCAACAAAGATATTTACATGTGGAACATTAAATTTAGTTGTGAATTGAGACCATGTTTCTATAGTATCATGATCTAGTTTTTTTAAATACTCATCATTAGTTCTCTTTGTATTTATATCAAGATTTGTGCAAATATAGGGATTTTTTTCTGGAAGATATAATTTTTGGTTTAATTCTGCATCTGAATTAACGTCATTTTCTATTGTTGTTGAATTTGAAATAGAATATTCTGTTCCATACCACGGTTCGACTTTGTCTAAATATCCCTCAAATTTTTTTGATGATAAAATTGTTACCATATTTTGCTTTGTCATCTTAGACATTATTTCATTGAGTAATTTATATACAATTGTATCGTATTCATTTAATAAATTGCCACTCGTTATAATCTCATCAATTGGTATTTCTGACGTAATATAAGCATTAGATAAGGCATTTGCATACGATACAGAATCACCCTTTTCTATATTCAAAAAATTCTGATGTTTTAATAGTTTAGTTTCCATATATAATTCTTTTATTTTCTCTTCAGGTGATCTCTTAAACATATCAATATATTCATAAATTATTTGTTCAATTAATTTTCTATTTTCCGATTCAAATCCTTCCTGTGTGGTCTCAATTGTTACGCTAAATGTACCAATATTTCCCGTTTTATTACCCAAACCAGCCGATAAGCTTTGTGCAAGATTCTTGCGTCTCAGTAAATCATATATACTGCCACGTCCCTCGTGACCAAAAATATGAGAAATCAATTCATCAACAGTATAATTTTTGTAAGTGGTCCTAAATTTATCCATATCATCTATTTGCCAATCGAATTGTATTTTATTTTTTGTTTTTATCGGTGTTATCGTAATTAATTTCGGTGTTTCATACGGTAATTCATAGATTCTTTTACTGCAGTTTTCATAGACATCTTTATTTTGCACTGATTCAAATATATTTCTAACCATTTCTTCTAATTCATCTAAACTTATATTACTTACTAGTGACAAACACATATTATCAGCTGAATAATTTGTATTGTAGAATTCTTTAACCTTATCTACAATACCTGGAACATTAAGACTTTTTAAACAACCAGTACCAAAATAATTGAATGGATGATTTTCTTTACATATTGTATGCATAATCTGATTTTTTCTCCAATTATCATTCATTATATTATTTTCATGTTCAGAATTAACAGCATTCATTTCCTTTAATATCGAGTCATCATTGAATAATGGTTTTATAAAAAATTGAGCGAATATATCTAATATTTCGACAAATGCTTGTGAATGAACAGAAAAATAATAACATGTAAATGTATCAGCTGTAAACGCGTTGCTCATACCACCATATTTTGCTAATATCGAACTATACATATCATTTTTAGGATATTTTTCGCTACCTAAAAACAACATATGTTCCAGAAAATGAGCTAACCCATGATGTCCCTTTTCATCAATAGATCCAATTCCAACACTCAAAGATGCAGCAGAAATTGTAGCATTACTATCATTTACAAGGATGACACTCAATTTGTTATTTAATAATACATATCTGTAATCGCGATCATCATTTACGGATTTGTATATCCCACCACTATTAACAATTATTGACATGAAATTAATAATAATCTATAATAATATTTCTATATGTATTGTGTATTTTATTTTCAATCTTTATTACGATTTGTGATCGTATTTAAATTTTATTTAAATATTACTTATTATCGATAATAGTTTTTTCTCTGTTTATAATGACAAAAATTTAAACGACTATCAAGATCTTTTTCTTTTTTAGGCCTTATAACGTAAAATATTTGATCAATATTATTATTTTTTACAATTTTTTGTATCATTGAATAATTTATTGTATTCAATACTTTTTCCAAAAAATTTATAAATTGATCTGGATCATTATAATAATTGTCACAAATTATTATCATTTCGAATGGTGTTACACCAAACACTTCTGATAGTTTATTATAATATTCATTCATAATTTTCTTATTGTAAAATTTATTCTCTAATAATTTTTCTCTGGATATCTGTGGTATCTCTGATAAAGATGTCCATTGTGACATTATCAACTCATTTATAAATATTAAAATTTTATCATAGTTTTGTTTTCTTATATTTTTTTCAAATTCTTTTACTTTTTCAAGATATTCATGTACTGATATCGATCCATCATATATAGGAGCCGGTGGAGTTATCGGTGAAACTGATGATTGCGTGTGAGTCATTTGTGAATTTATTGTCATTGAATTTAAATATTGTATCAAATATTATTCATTTTTTTACATCAACTTTAGTTTATATAAAAATATATCAATTTTTTGGTAAATTTAAAAAAAAATTGGTGAATTATAATAAATTATCATTTATTGATAACATACTTGTTCAGGTGATAATTCAGGACATTCCCAATTATAAAAATTATAATACAAAAATGTTTCTCCTTTGACAAATTTATTGAAATTATCATATAATACCTCCAAATTTTCCATTACATCAGTACTTGTAAATAAATCAATACTTTCATTACTTGCATCAATTATAGCAGATTTGAATATACTCAATGGTGTAATTTCTGTTGAAGTATACGTATGTATTTTTGCAACTCTTAGTGAATCTGTTGAATCGTTTTTTTCTACAGATTTCATCCCATATTTTGTATAACTATAAAAATCTTGAACATCACCATCTTCATTTAGTATAACGTAAGAACTAATAGATTTATTATTCATAAATGTATGTATAAATTCTTCTAATGTGTATTTTTCATAAATATTATATTTATCCTGGTAATCACACAATATATCATATGCTTGTTTTATTTTTTCAATTGGTTGGCTTGATAATTTTACTCCCTTACTTTTCACTGTATGATCCACTTTATATTCATCAATTGCTCTCTTCAATTCCTTCACATTTTCTAATTTAACATATCCTAACTCATACATTTTTTTGTAATTTATTGGTCTATAATAGTATTCAACTTTACAAATCGGTGTCGGTATATATAAATTTGTTCTAAAATCACCCACTTCGATATTCATCGCTATTAATCTTCTCACTGTTTCATTTATTAATATTTTAGCCAATCCCTTATCTCGCAATTTTGGATGAATACCAATGTATTTAATACTTCCGACATCTTTTATTAAGTCAAATAATTGTAATTTTTTAATAGTATAGCACACAATACCGCCCGTAATAGTAGAATTTTTATCAGAGGATGTTGCGTCTTTGTTAGAAATAGCTGTCATTCCAAAAATATAACCCCTATTTTGTTTATGTGATAACATATATTTTATATTTTCCTTCGTATAAACATATTTAAATTTACTATTTTCATCACTAACATTATATTTATTAATAAATTTAACTACTTCTTCCATATCTGCATCATTATTCAGATCAAAATTTTTCCATGTATAAGGTTCCAACATTTTTACTTCCTCTTTGTGTTTATTCAAAATTTCTTTATTGATTATTTTTGGTAAAGGAGCCATCTTCCCGATTTGTGTAACTGGTTGCGTTTTCCAGTATTTATAATCCCATTTTACTGCATCCTCCTTAGTTTTTGGATGTTTAAGAAGAAAATCAGTTACATCTTCATTATTTTTAACCTTTGCAATGTAGTCTTGGATTCTACTAAACGAATAATCCGCCATGTTAATAACTTATAATATACTATTTATTTTTTACTGTTTATGTATCTTTGTTAAATATTACTATAATTATTAAAAATCGAACTTTTTGAGCGGGATCACCTTTATGATTTTATTTTTACTCTTCACTATTATTTTAGTTGAAGGTTCCTTTTTTGTTTTCTCGATTTTTTCTATAGTTAATATATGCGTCTGCTCTGACTCGCCTTTATTTGACACCTCCTTTCCCTTCTTTTTTGAAGTTATTTTCATTGGGGTTATCGGCTTTTCTCTTCCCTCTCT